GATGCCAACCCGATATTGGTATTGGACTGAAGCGCATTTTGGAAAAGCTGGTTGAGCGTGGTGGACATCTGCGTTGCTTCGCCCTGCTTGGAGGCAGCGAGAGCATAATCTCTTCCCGGCCCTGCGGGGACTGAATTCATGATTTGCTCTTGCGCCTGCTTCTCGGTTTGAGCGATGGTTCCAGTGGCGGGGCCTGCGGCAGAGATCAGGTTAGAATAGTTGCCGCTTTCAGCCGCATTGATGACTCCGGTATTGTACGTCTTTTGCGGGGCCGTCAATGTTTGCTCTTGGGCAAGCTGGTTCTGCGCCATCCCGAGGTACTGTTGTTCGACGCCCAATTGCTGCTGGGTGATCTGATTCTGCTGGCCTTGTCCTTGGTCGCCGCCCATAAGTTACTGCTCCTTTATTTGGAATCGTGGTCCTTGAAGGGGCTAATATCCTGCCACATCTCCCGCGTAATCCACGAAACATAGACCCCACAAACCTCGCCCTTCCAGGTGGTAAAGTAAGGGATGGGCTCAGCAGTGTGCCCAAACCCCAGGTTCTTCATAAACATCAGCATTGCTCTGTTCTTTTCTGGCGTCGTCCCAAACAGAACGTCGATGTCGTAGCGGTCGAAGGTCTGCTCCAGCATCATCTGGGATAGAGGGAAGGTAATATCCCGACGCTGGTATCCGGCAAAAAAGGCACAGCTTAGTTCTGATTTCTTGCTACCATCGCCTCTCCCAAGGGCCGCAGAGATATGTCCAATCCCCACCAGTTTTGTCTTGTCTCCAGACTTCAGGTAGCAGCCGTAGGTGATCGCGTTGGGATCAGAGTGCGTGGCTAGAAACTTAGGGATGCCTGGGTCTGACTCGTAAAACAGCACGGAGAGCGTGCCGTCCATCTTCATTGTCAGATACGCGCTGGCGAGAAGGTCCATCGAGACTGGGGCCACGATCAGATCGCCCATCGTGTAGAGAGGACCGTCTTTTTTGAGAGTTATTGCCTGAACCATACGCTTGTAAAGAACCCCGGCGTCACTGTTGTCAGGGTAGCCAACCCCAACGTCCCGTTAGATTGCAGGAAGGCGGCTGTTCCTCCGCTGCTGACTGAAACCCACCTACCCCAATTGGGAGAAGAGGCCGCTAGTCGGTAATAGGCTGATCCATCCGGCTCCCACGGATGCCATTGATACCCTGTCCCGTTAAACTGGAGCCAGTGGTAGTAGTCGCTGATGAAGAACGTCATCCCGGCATTGTCGGCATTTGTAGCCAGCGTTCCAGCCGTAGGAAGCTGCGCTAGGGTGATGATCGTGAAAAGTGCTGCCTGTGCTACCTGTTGGCCGTTCGGCCCACCAACCTGAAGCTTGCCGCTATTGATTGCCGCCTGGATAGCTGCTATCCCGTAGAGCTTATTGGCAACCGCGTTCGTGATGAACTCGTTTGGGGATACATTCTGGGCCGTCTGCTGCGAAGAGTAGGCTGTCGCCAGAGTAGGGGACGAGAGCAGATTGGGGGAGTTTTGTCCGTAAACGCCAGACACCTTCTGGTATAGATAGCGCATCCTCTGATTCAGGGCGAAGAGGGTTTCGTCCTGGAGGTCCGATGTTTTTAACTCTGCGTAGCCGCTCGTGTTTGGCACTTTAGATCCTTGGAGCCATCAGCGTTGAAAGGGTTGTCTGCTGATACGCCGACCTTTGATCGGCTCCGCAGGCCATCCATTCTAATCGCGACCCATCCGCATAGAGCTTAAAGACCGGCAATCCAACAACTGGGGTGATGGTGGGGCTAACCGTAGGGGTAACCGTCGTTGTCACAGTAACAGTGGTCGAAACAGTGGTCGAAACAGTTGTCGAAAGAGTGATGAACGGGTTTGCTGGCATAAGGACATCTCTCTCTGCCAGAAAAAGACCCTCTGCCAGATTAGTGCCAACAAGCTCATCGGTCGGGGTGACGATCCCCGTTGTGACCACAGGGAGGCTGGTATAGAGATAGAGTTCCATGAACTCGCAATAGGAACCGTCGCCGTTGTTCGCGGTAACGACAACCTGATAGTAACGATAGGCTGTCGAGTAAACGGCGCATGTGAACTGTCGCGTCTCGTAGGGACCCCAGCCAGTCTGATTCGTTTGTGTATCAACCGTGTACCACGTACTGTTGTTATTACTCCCCTGCAAGGTCCAGTTCTTCGGCACGCGCGATTGGCTGCTGTAATTGTCGGCAACTATACGATACGCCAAGACTGGATTAGCAGAAGCGGAACCTAAGTCTATCTTAACCCAGCAACTTCCGCTGAAACTCAGCGGATCGGTTGTGGTGTTGTCGCCGTCGAAGTATTTCCACGGCGTTCCGAAGTAGCTCCCAGAGGTGGTGACCGCATAAGGCGAAGGAGTGGAGTTCCCCGTCATGTCGTGCGGGGCAACGTCAACGCCACTATCCGAGCCGAAGTAGTGCCCGCTGCCTACCGCGTCGATTGTGACTTGCGTGCCGCTGAGCACCTGGAGCACCTGACGGCTGCCATCCACCCCGCCGCCGACGCCCGTGACCCAGACGTTCTCGTACTTCCAAAGCGCGTGAGAGGCGAATGCAAGCGTGACAGGGTAAGTCCCAATCGCATTCGTGGCCGTAAGCGGGGCAAGGGTCTCTCCCATCGTGTAGACAGTCTCCGGCCAATCCCCGCCGAAGCAATTGGGATAGGAGTAGACCGGGTATAAGAGGTATTCTTCTGTACTCAGAGCCACATTAACCCCTCTTCAGCCACATCGAATATCCTGAATTTGTATATTGCACCCACGGGAATCCAAGAAAGTTCGGGGCCACTCGGTCCATTGGGACGTTTTCCATCGTGATGAAAGAATCCCACAATTGCCCGATCTCATACAGAGACCCGCTCGTTCCTTCTGGCACCCAGCAAATCACCGGGTCCATGGCGCTCGGGATTGAGCCATAAGCGGAGACAATGGAGCTACCACCGGAAAATGGACCGGAAGACTTCAGGCTGACTGGCGGTCCACCCACAGGAAGTTGGTTTGTTACGACCCAAGTAGACGCAGATGACCCAGTGCCTAGACTAAGCCTGAAAAATGGCGAGTTTTCACCGGTAAACCACGCGGCGCGAGCCAGTTGAGTAGAAGCGCCCGCGAGCAGGCCACCGCTCGTGTATGCGCCCGTACCTGTTGATCCCGTCAGTGAAAGGTGCGTCGGGTCGATCACGACACACTGCCAATAGCCGTTTGCGCCTGTGTTCCCTTGCACGTCGGCCACGAAGACGTAATCTCCGGTAGTTCTGCCGTGCGCCGTCGCTGTCGCCAGAACAACCGGGCTCGTATTACTAGCGGCGGAAATTAAAATTGGTGCATTGAACGCACGAACGTAGGGGATGCCGAATGCCATCCTGGTATAGCCCGTAGTAGAGTCCGCCAGTAACCACAAGAAACATTGATGAGCATTCGATACGAATTCCAGGACACGGGTGGGGTTTGAATAGCATAGGACGTTAACAATCCCCGCAGTGTTGGTGACCGCAGCCTGGCGCGCACTGTTAGTTAGGACAAAGCTCACCACGTCTTGCAGGACTGAGGCCACCCTAAATCTGACATAATCGCCACCATTCTCTACAAATAGGCCCATTTGCAAGCCCTGAGCCGTTACCCCGGAAAGCATGAAAAAGCCACCACCGGTAAGGAACGGCGTGTAAAAAGTGCCGAGACCGCCTATGTATAGATTGGGCGATCCCCAGGAAGCAGTGGGGTCGGCAATCCCGATGATGCTGTTGGCTGCCGCGCCCGTTCCAGCCGAGACTAAGTGAATCAGTAAATTGTTGGTGCCGTCAACGGTCGCCGTCATTAGCCCGGTACTAGTCATTGCCGCAGCAAGATTCGCAGCCACCGCTGGCAGGTTGGCCCCAACTAGAATCTGGTTTGCCCCGGTGATGGTCGCAACGTAGGTCCAGACCTGCGTCGGGAACAATGCCCAAGGGCTAGAGAAGGTAATCGTCCAGCCCGGATTTGGGTAGCCGGTAACCAGCACATCCCCAGTGGCGGCAAACTGCTGCGAAATGGTCCAGCCTGAGAGAACTAATTGATCCACAACCGCTTGCATCAATGTCATCGTCGTCGTGCATGGCACCTCGGAGTACTTCGTCGAGCCGACCGAACTGATTTGAAGTGACATAAAATCCTTTAGCTGGCAACCGTATCAATTGTCATCCTTTTCCGCTTGCTCTTGTTCAGAGAAACATCACCTTCGTTGTCTATGAGAGAAGCGGGCAAATAGAACCGTTCAACGTCCCGCTGTGGGTGCGCCGGTAGGGTAATCTGATAAAACGGCTCTCCGTCGTCCCCGTAAAATGTCACCCGAATTGGCACAGAACAAGTGTACTCCAGCCACGCCTGCTTGACGAAATTGTATCCATCGTATCCGAAGTTGAACTCGTAGGAATCCCAATGAGACACAGCCATCGGCTCTTTCCAGAAATCGAAACTGTGCTTGAAGTATTGGGAGTATCCCCCTGGAGATGGCGTGAAAACAAGCCGAGTGTTTTTCGAGATCAAGTCGCTCTGTAGAGTCAAGATACGAGCCCGGTCATTCAACGTGGTGACAACAGAGATCGGATCCCCCAGATTCCCAGAATCCCCTTGCAGTTGAACCGCGCATGGCAACCCCGATGAATTCATTTCTAGGTTGAGAGTCCTGAAAACTTTGTCGCCAGAATACTCCAGGTCGCTCCACTCTGTATAGAGAGTCCTGTCGGCAGGATACTTACTGAGGCCGGGAAACGAGTAAGAGAAATGCTTAAAGGGGACGCCCGCAACCGTTGGCCGCAACCGAACCTTCTTGACGATCATGTTGTCATTCAAGGCGAAGTTGGCCGTGATCCGGTTAGGCTTCCCTCCCGTAGTGGTTGGAGGGGCTAAGACGAAAGACTGAACAGCCGTGTTCTCTTGCTGGACGCCGATAACGCCGGTCATCGTGTCCATGTTCATCACGACGGTTTGCCCCACCGGGATGTCATATTCCATCACCAATTGGTATAGTCTCTTATCAAAGGGCCATCCCAAATCGTCCCAATCGTAAGCACGCCCCACCTGGATCTGAGCTAAGGGGACGACGTTCAACGTCAACGAATAGAAGGAGCCTCCGCCTGTTGTCGTCCCAGAGATCCTTGTCTGGATGGCATAGGCTTCCTTGTGGTATCCACCCTGGATTGAATTGGGAATACGAACCCGATTGGGGTTGGGAACAATCGTGAACAACTCGTCCTGCGTTGTCGAGAAGTCGTAGAACGTCTGGATGGTCACGATGTCGGTGGACTTCATCTCCAGGATGAGATCCGCAAATGTCTTATTAGCGCTAGGAGCATTCGCCGTGAAGGCCGCTGGAGTCAAGGAATAGACGATGGCCTGCCCATCGTTTGGTGTATCCACCCAGCCATCGGACGTCCCAGAATTCTCTTCATACAGAAAGGCGAATGTGCTTGGGCTCTTGGCCGAATAGAGAATCCCTGCCGTCTTGTCGTTCAATTGAGCAGTTATGCCAACAGGAGCCCCGTTGGCTAAAGTATCGCTCAGGTTTTCAATACTCCATCTCTTAAACTTAGTATGGTATCTGAGGCGGTGTGGGATGCCAAGGGTGTCCAAGTAGGAGACAAACACCTCGTTGTCGTTGTACTCCATCGTAACTACGTCTGCGCCTGCCGTCCCAAGATGAGGTCGAGTGTCGATTGGGGCATAAGATCCAATCGCATTTCCATTGAACAGCGGGTCTATGTCTTGGCTTCTCCAGGCGCTCATCCCCCCGCTCCACGAATAGATCCCGTCGTAAGACAAGTACCACAACTCGTTGTCCGCCATGCACCATGCCTTAGTGGCCAACAAGCCCCTTTGGGCAGGGGTGGCAATAGGGGCCTCCATCTGGCCAGACGCCACAGCCACGTAGTACAGGTTGTTTAGGTTCATGCACAGAACCCCGCCAGAGAATTCCGTCAGGTTAACGATGTAATTGGAAGGGGTTCCGACGTTGATGGCGTTTGCTACGTTCGTCGTTAGGTTGATGATCGGGAAAGCCTCGGGCCTGCCAGTCTTTGACTGGTAGAGGACATGCGGGTTGTTCGGATCGCCCGCAAGGAAAATCGAATCAAACGCTTCTAGGGATAGCGTTACGGGTTGGTTGGCAATAGCGTCAGCTTGGATCGTGATCGGGTTCGTAGCCGCGTCCGCATGGTCGTACTGGAGAAACAGCGTAACCGTCCCGCCGACTGCATCCACAGCCGCCAAGATCGACGTTTCTTGCGTCAGCGTGTTTATGCCCACAGTGAGAGGTGTCCCTACGGTCAGGCTTGCCAGCGAGCCGGAGGTGACTATTACGTTCAAAACCGCAAGCGTATTGGCTACGGCCACAGTGGAGGAAGTCATTACCACTGGGGTTGGAAGGGCGCTCGTTACCGGCGTATCGTTGTCAAAGTCTACTAGATTGTTAATATCTATGCTCTGGTCGCTCTGCTGATCGCTGAAAATGACAGTCTCGCCAGCCCCAGGATTAGCAGCATAGCCGACAAACCGATAGTACGAGTCAGCAAAAGAGCCCCCAGCCCTGTAGACCGAAATGGAATTCTCCCCAGTTATCTGAGGATCGTCTGTCCCGTAGAGAGTTAAATCAACGCCTTGCCGTTGTGGGCTCACCGCCGCCGTTGGAATCATCAAGGCGCAGGGATTGCCTTCGGCCCCAGTAATGGGGTTACGGAACGTGAAAATGTAACTGTACGGCTGGAGGGGGAAGTCCGATGAAGTAGTAACCGCGTTTGGCCCAGCCCCACCGGCGATATAAATGCTGCTAATGCCAAGCTCGGGGCTTCCGGTTGGGACCGCAACAGTCTTATAAACGACCTGAAACCCAGTTACATTCTTCCACGAATACACCGGGTTCCCGGCATTTCCGACAGCCAAGAATTGAGACTTTGGAATGCTAATCTCTGTCCAGACTGCGTTGCCTGAATCGGCAGCTTCAGCCGATACGGCAGCCAGTGCTTGGGCTTTAGCTTGAGTGATTTCCTGGCTGATATACGGAGTGTCGTTAAGGGCGCTCTGAGGAATGGTTGCTCCGATATTGCTGAGGTTCTGGGTAGAAGTCTGCGTACCCGTAACCTGCGGCTGGATCGCAGTCGGAAGGATCGATTTTTCATAATAGTCTGAGTTGCTGTTGTTGACCAAGACTCGGAACCGGATGTCTGTATATTGAGACGGGTCTGAGGCGTAGACCGAAATGTGAACAAGATCATCCGTGGAATACCCAGTTGACGGGATTCCGTCGAAAGAAGCATCTAACGCTATAGCCATCGTCGCAAGCGTTACGAAGTCACTTGAACCAGTGTCCGTATCTAAATCCTCTGCCGCTTGAATCAAGTCCCCGACATTGGGTATATCTTCCAGATACACGCTGAAGGTAGTCGAATCGCTGGAGAGAACGGGAGCGTATTGAGTGTAGGCTGAAACCCCTCCAATAGCCGGAGTTACGATCTGCAACAGCATCCCCACGTTGATCCCAGACATAGTAGACGGGGTGATGGTGATGTTCCCTGGGACTGTCCCGCTAGCCTCTGCGACGGACATATAGGGCAATCTGCTTATGTCTGAGCCTACGGCTAAGTTGTAAACCACGTCCATGTCTGGAGGCAGCAGCGCGTACGCGCCCAACGCTGCCTGGACTGGTTGCACTGGAGGCAATATCCCCCACTTTTGAAGTCCCGGTGAAACTGTGGCTGGGTTTGTCCCGCTATCCTTCAGCATCGCGCTTGGACAGGCGAAGTACTGATAGGGGAGTCCGCTAGACCCAGCAGAATAGGAGATAGCGCTGAATCTCTGCCGAGCGTAAGCGTCCGATGGGGCTACGCCAGTTGCAATCTCATTCCAATCTCCGCCGTTGATCCGAGACCAAATGTTCACATCCTCGCCAACGTATAAGATTTCCTCCCCCAAGTCCCCTACGTGCAACGCAGAGATTGAATGGATGACCGGAGCTTCGTCGAAATCCTGTTGCCATTCGTCAGCCCTGGTGAGCTTCTGACTCCCCGCCCTAACCGTGATGTTCCCCTCCTGGACACTGACTACGTTAGTCAATTCGCTGTAGTGCGACTCGTCCAACAGGGCCGGGTCCTGCTTCAGTTGGAGCCCGCCGTTGGGGAAAGCACGGGAAATAGGTTGGAGGTCAGCCATGTTGCCTTAGCTCATTCTGGCCTTGAGGTAGCTATTCCCTGGAGTTGACGTGACGACATAAATCCCGCCAACGGGGACTCCAGCCGTTGCCGCGCCTGGATCATCTGCTGCCATGACAAAGGGAGAGACGGCTACGCCAGGGCCTACCCCAAGAACGGTCGTAGTGGTAGGGCCAGCAACAGTGACCATCATGAAGTCTTCGATGACGATCCCTCTGAAAGTAACGGTGATGGCATCAGGCATTGGCTTGCTCCGTGTAGATGTTGGCCATAATTGCTCCTGCTAAGTTCACACCTTCAGCATACCGCGCTTGGCAATAGGCGGCTTTCTGTTCGTCTTTCAATTCGCTGTTTGTGGAAAAGATCCTGGAGAGTATCCCATACTTCAAGTAGCACTGGAACGAAGCGGGGATTAGCTGAATATACGTCGGATCGGTCGGGATGACATTCCCAATCATCGTCAGATTCCCCGTGGAACACACTATGTCGGCATATACCCCATACCCAGGTCCGGTGGCTTCCAAGTATGGATTTCCAAGAGCTTCGGCAAACACCCCGTAGCCAGGAGTAGACGGATTTGCCTGGATGTCGAAGTCAACCGCGCCAGACGTGGAGGCGGGCACGCCGTAGCCCTGATCGTAGGTGTAGGTCAATTCTCCTTCCACGTTTGGCATAGGGCTCAGTTGGATCTGCTTGACTGTAACCTCATCTTCTTTGAAGTATTGTGATTGATTGAACTGCGTCGGCCACAAAGGATCGGAATTGTCCAAATAGAACCCGCTCGTCCGGTTGATGTGCGTCTGTCCCGCAAGCGCTTCGTCAATCTCTCCCAGTTGATCGGGCTTCGTGTACGTGTCCACCCCGACAACGATGGGGACATTGAAGATCTTCTTGATGATCTGCGTCTTGCTCAAGAAGTCCATTACGACTTCATTGGCAATGGTGTAGAACTCGCTATCCGTTAGGAGGCCCAACTGGAATCCGCCATCCTCTAGCAAGATCGCGGCACACTGCCGGTAGAGGCCATATAGGATGGGGAAAAGGCGGGCCGGGAAGATTTCAACGAATGGTCCAGGAGGGGTACTGGTGCTAACGGTAGTACCCGCTCCTGATCCCCAAGGGAACGTATTCCATTCGCCGCTGTTCCAAGTTCCCATTATTGGTCGCACTCCACGGTCAGATTGACCACCGTTGCGCTAGCCGTTGCTTTGAGGTTGATCCCTACGATGTCATTTGCCGCCACTGCCGTCGTCCAGCCAGTCAGGGTGGTCGAATGTAGGGAATTATTCGACGCAATGGCGGGGGTAGCCGAGGCCGTGATTGTGTTCGAGATGGTCGGCAGACCCGTCCCGCTGGCGATCTTCCAGACATCCACCGTCGCCGTGCCCGTGTCCACGCTCATGTTCCATGCGCTGATAGTGCAGGAAAACGGAACCGTGAGATAGCCCGTCTGCCCAGACGTGAGCGCCGTCCCGGCCCCGTTGAAGGTGTACCCGAAGCCACGCGCGGTGGAAATGGGCGTCAGTGTCAGCGTACTGCCCGAAAGCGTGCCCTTCCATGCCCCAGTCGCGGCGGTGACCGGTAACTTCACTGTATAGGCTGACGTGGAGTCATCGACCGTCACCACAACCGTACTGGAGCTTGTTTTCCCGGTCAGATCGAGAATCCCAGTATTTGTGCTACCGACCGTCCCGAAGCCGCCTGGATTTTGCAGGACAGCAGACCCATCCAGATAGGCCGTGCTGGCGATGCCATTGCCCGCCCCGTCGCCCTTGATGAGATTCGTAGTGCTCGCGATGGTCGCACCGCCGCTACCTGAAGAACAACCACTAGTCGTCGCGCCATAGTTGCCGTCTGTACAGAGAGTCTGGCCAGCAGAGGAAGCGACTGTGCCCGCCAGCATAACCTTCGTATCGCCGATACCCTGCGGAGAAAAGTACGCGCCCCATCCATTTGCTCCAGTCACAGTGGGGAAATAGCCAGAGGTCCCCATTGTCTTAGGAGCTAAGTTACCAGACAGGAGCCAGCCTTCAAGCGCTTCTATTTCCTTTCGCATAGAATTGAAATTCCACGCGACCACGTAATTAGACACAGACGAAGAGGATGGATACTCACCAGCACTTGTCCCATCAAACCCTCTTCCTGCCAGATTGGGACACCCATTATAACCTACCGACAAAGTGTTCCCAGAGACATTACAAACCATCACGACCTCTGCGGTTCCACTTGTCCCGCTAGGTGGAGAGATTGTCAATAACATATTTGGAGAAATCCCAGTCGCGCTTGATACGATCACACTAGTACTGGTTGCCGTAAGGGGCAAAAAAAGGGTAGTTGAAACATTGTTGGCAGCTACGCCAATTTTACCGTCCGTAACCGCAGCGCTGGGGAATACGGCAGTCTGCCCACAAAGGGAAGAAGCGAAGATAAGCAACGCCAAGGCTATTTGTTTCATGCGCACTCCAAAAACTGATTCTTTGTATCCTGATTGCGGGCGGCTCCAATGCCCTCGCGTTGGCATTCCGCTGCCGCCGATGCCCAATTCCGGTTTAGAACAGCCGCCCCAAATCGTGGGAAAGCTCGAAAGCTCCCCAGGTTGAATACCATGTCGTAGAGGCCCAATTGCGCTGGCTCGGGATACGATTCAAACGCCGGGAAAGTCTGGATCAAGACAAGGTAGAAGTGAGAAACGTCTCCCATCAGGAGATTGTCAATTGCGCTGTCTGCTAATATCAGGGACTTGTATTCCTGGTTGCTGGACTTGACGAAATTCCATCCGTTGACAACATCCTCCTCTGATGCTGTGTCGAGATTTACGTCGGTAAACCCTAACTGTGTTGCAGCGCTGGACGAAAAAATAAGGTGCCCAACCCCCACGGTCACGTTCCCCGCTGTATCGGGATACATCCAAGCCTTGCGACCCTCGTGGGTAGAGAGCATGTCGATCAGTTTTGCCTTGAATTCGTCGGTCATGTTTTCGCCTGCTGCGCCTCTGGGATAAAGTAGCGCGGTTGCGTCAGCCCCTTCCATATTGTCATCTTCTTGTTGACGGACAGGTACTTCTGATAGTCCGTCGATCCGTGGGCAAAGATAGTCGAAGATTCCTTCAGCATGAGAGTATGTGCCGCCAGAAAATCAACGGCGCTGGCGTACTCGTTGGGGAGATTAAGGATGTCCGTATCGGCCACCAATGGGACTGGCTCCATCACTCCAGTTACCCTGATGTCACAGCCACCAAGGGAATCAGCGGGGTAGATCCCGAACTTCGTCAGACCACACGGGACCCAATAGGAAACAGGAAGCCCCACACTGCTGGTTGTGTCTGCCGTCCAATTGGGATAAGAAGCGCCCAATTGCCAAAGCGTCGTCGGTTGAAGGTACATACCCTCAAAGGTGACGCGCAGGGGAATGAGGATCTGAGCGGGGGTGTCGTACCAGATTCGGTTGGCCTGAGACCACCCTGGAATCTGGAA